TTAGTTATAAACAACCCAGCTTCCTGCAGGGAGTTTACTTGCCATTTCGATTTGTTCAGCAAGAGTCATGCCAGCATATTCACCGTGACCTAACAATTGGAACGCACCGTATGCCCCTGAACTTGCATTTGCAACATCTGCACGTCCATTAGACTCATGTTCAATAATATATGCCCATTCGCTTGCAGAATATCCTGCTGCGTTGGCAGTATTAGAAACCATGTAGTTGGCAAGGGCTTCAATATTTACTTGACCAGAAGTTTGACCTAAGTCAATCCCTGATACAGTTTGTGCTACTTTAGATTTAGCAGGTTGTGTTTCAACTTTTTTGGCAGTTGTAGGAGTTGCTGAAGCTTTTCCTAACAAAATGTTGTTAACTTCTGTTTGTACATCTTCAAAGTCAAAACCTTTGTTTGTCAACATTGTGACACGCTCTTGACCTGTACCGTAGTTACCGTTAATAACTTCAATTGCAACATCATGTGTAGTTTGTTTTGGTGTGTCCGCGTGGGCCATACCAGTACCGATAAACATGAATGAAGCAAGAACACCAGTTGAAATAGCAACTTTACTGAATTTCATTTAGACCTTTCAATTTCGCCACTAAGAGTATTCCATAGAGTTAATGCTCAATTACGAACCTCCGTATATAATCTATCATCATGGTTACTTCCCATACACATCATAAAGTCTTGAACGCTTGTGTAGGATTACCGTCAGCAGTTTAACGTCATTGCACGCTATGGACGTTTGTTATAAGCAAGCTTCAAATCTCTGCGACTTGCGAAATTACAAATCTTTGAAAGCTCACAGTTTAAAATGTATAAGTTCACTCAAGAGAAAATAAATTTTAAAAGTCAAATTCATTTCCTTCATGAGGGACTCATTATATGACCTCTACCTTAAACATAACTTAAAATAAACAGATAAAAAAAAGAAAGCGAAAACATTTGTAAACAAAATATTCAGAAAATTTATTCTACAAAAAGAAAAAAATGTATAATGAAAATGCCTATTTAATGCACTTCTCATTTCACAAAAAATAAATGGGTCTTTTTTTGTATTTAAATACATTAAAATTTTTTGCTAAATAAATTAAGTAATTTTTCCGATATTTTTAGTTTCAGTTAAGACAAGCGAATTTTAAATGTCTTTCTTAATAAAAATTAAGGAGAAATTACTCCTGTTTTCATTCTTCTATTTTCCTATTTTTTTCTACTATATATTGGAGTTAAAATACTCTTATCGCTCATTATCATTGGCATTTGAGGAAACTTCTTTCGAGCTCTTCTTTTTGTATTGTGAGAGACAGTTAATAGAAATAATTTTTTTCTTGTCCATAGGTTTGAATGATTTTCTTAAAATACCAATAACGGTATTTATTTTAATCTTGAACAAATTATTGTGCGCCTTTTTCTCATAATGACACTTGCTCTCTTCATCACAATATTTTTCCTTGTTTTTATGCAGTTGACATTCTTATTTTCAAAATTTTGTTTTCACTAATAAATAGGAACGCTTTTCTCCTCTCATTACCTTATATAACATTATGCTTACAAAACATTGCTTATATAGAAAAACTCCACATCTGCGGGCAAAGAACCAATGCACAGATATGGAGCGATCAAATAAAGGTGTGTACTGAAATAAAGGATTCAGTATTTACCTTATCTTTATTATAACACTAAAGTAAGCGTTACCAAAATAACTTGCAACTTGATATACACGCACCAGAAAAGCAAAAATCCTCCTATGGGAAAGGAGGACATCAAGGTTATATCCATGGGTTGGATATTTATTATGAAAAATCAAAATTATACTAGGGTTTGCATATAATTAAGACATTATCAATTTTAGCATGGTCTCCTAGAAAATAAAAATAATAATCAAGAGAGTTTGGCATACTAAACCTTACAAAAATTAAGTACACCAATTTGGACCATACAAAATAAAAACAGCTCAACCCCAAGGGTTTGAACTGCTTTTATTTGTTCATCTTAAACTTTCTTCTATTATATATACAAAATATAGAACCGAAAAACGCCTATATATTAATATTTCTTGCTTTTCAAATCATACATAAAATATACAAATAAAAAACTTTTGGCACAAATTTGGCACAAAAAATCCCCACCGAAGCAGGGACTTACCATTAAGAGCAGACGTTTATTATAGGATATTCAATTATCAACTATAGGTACAAATAAATGGCTGTAATAATTTGAACGAATAAAATCACTGCAAATGGTGCCATAATAACCAATATCACAAGGGCTGGTCCACCTAGCCACTCCCTACCTTTATTTCTTTTCATATCATATCCTCCCTAAATGAATGTATTAATTACACAACACTTTATTTTTGTAAAGAGAATACTTAATAAAAAGTCCCTCAGTACTGTACTGACGGACTAACAATATTGAATAGAGACCTATTCAAGTACCATCATATTTTATTTATTAAAGTATGTCAAGTAATTGCATTATTTAACAAAAAAGTTCTCCCAACCTGAAAAGGGAGCTATATCAAACTCTACTTCTTATAAAGCGCATAAGATTGGTTTATGCGAGCTTGATACACTTACATTATATCAAAAAAACTTCTTGAGATACACGACCGCACAATAAGAAGTTCTGCCAGGCATCGACATTGATTAGAAACTTTACTCTTTTGTAAGTGGATTGTATAGCTGCCTGACAGAGTCAGTATAACACAATAGATTGACAATAGCTAACCATACAAAAAAGACACCCGATATGTGAGAGGCGCCTTCCTGATGAATAGCCTAGTTATAATTACTCATCATAACTAGAGTTCGTATTTGAGGTCTAACTTCGTGACAGAGAAGTAGCCTACGAACACTCTTACTATAACACTAATATGTCCAATAACATAATGATACAAAAAAACCACTCCTAAGAGTGATTTTAATTATGCGTGGTAAATATTTGATGCTTGAGCGCCTCGTTGGCCTTCCGCAATATCAAAAGTTACTTTTTCGCCTTCTTCAAGTTTTTTGAAGCCACTGCTTTGAATTTCTGAGAAGTGTGCAAACACATCTGTCCCATCTTCTGCAGTGATAAAGCCAAAACCTTTAGAGTCGTTAAACCATTTTACTGTTCCGTTTGTCATAGTATATATATTTCCCTTCAACTAGATTGTAAATCATTATGGTGAAAGGACATATTTAAAATATATAACTTTAACTAAACTTACTTAGTACATAGTATCACGCTTATTTGTTTTTGTCAAATTGACATAAAAAATTTCGCTTATGAATTAAATGCCAACGGTTAGAAACTTAACTAACTCTCGAAGAAATTCATACACGAAGAATCTGTCTTATGTGCCAAGGAGACACCTGTTAACTACAGTATATTTAAAAGTGAATATCTAACAAAAAACACGCTGGCAAGGCGTGATAAATAGAAAAAATAATAAATCAAAAATTTATTTTTATTGCCTTTTATATTATAACAAAAAACACCTCTGAATGTAATAGTCAGAGGTGTCTTGGAGTAAAATTTGTGAAAAATTTTATGCTTATATATTAACATGCTATACCATTGAAGTAAAGTAAAACAAAAGAGTCACTTGGTACCTTATTCCGAGAAACTACATCTTACATATCTTTATTGTATCAAAAAAACTCCCAGTCAAAGGACCGGGAACTAAGAAAAACAAAATTAGAAGCAAGCTTCTTCTTTTGATAATTATATTATATCACTATTCAATATCTAGACAAAACAAAAACCCTCAACACAATTGCTGAGGGTAAAATTTATTAATCTTAACCTAGACATAATAACATGAAACAAACATTATTACAAATATAAAAACACCTAGCGTGAAGGGGCTAAGTGTTAATGATAAAGAATTTATTTTTCATACACATTATACCATGATAATTAAAAGAAATCAAAAAAGCCCGGTCAATTGACCAGACATTCTTTTTTATTTCTTCAAATAATCCATGCTAATATATCGTTTCGCACCACTGTAGGATGTATATGTTCCCCACTTCATGCCTTCGCTAGTAATTACTTCAGAGATATTTACGCTTTGCCCAAAGCTGTAAGCAGCAACCACTTTACCCTTCTTGGTTGATGGATAATCACGTACATTAAGTGCCGATGCAGTAACTTTATAAGTTCCCGCACCTTGTCCGCTGGGAAACGGTGTACTTGCATCTGGAATGCGTAAGATTGCATACGGTGTCAGATAAGCATGTGTGCGACGTTCTACACCTTTAGCACTTGCTGTTTGAGCTGATCCATCATAGTTTTGTTCAATGGCTGTTACTGTAGTAGCTGTTGCTGACTCTACAATTAAAACATGACCATATCCACCATTATTTGGATTTTCTACCAAGATATCCCCTTTTTGAGGAATAATGGGATAGTAGCCACCAGAAGCCATAAATACTTGTGGTGTCACTCCTTTAGCTTTAATAGCATTAATATTATTAACATCAACCGTATTAATCGCATTGCCTGTAATACGTGCCCCTGTGGCCCAATAGACTATATATGTAGAAAGGTCTGCACATTGTCCACCGTACATCCCATCAAAGTCTACTACTTGTCCAAGTTTTGCAACCGCTAGATCATAAATTTTACTCATTTCTTTTTCTCCTTTATTTTTTCAGTAAAGATAACGACGCCTAAGAATAAGAACATGAACAGCCCCCATAGTCCTAAACTTATCATTTATTCTCCTTGTTCAGATTGATTGCACTTGCTGATTGATCGCCAACTGTCCCACTTCCAATTGATGTAAGCACTGAAACAAGTGTGGCTAATAGTGATACACTCAGTGCATTAACCCAATCTACATCAAGTACACCTGTAGCTCCCGCAGTCATTACCGCAACCATTGACTGCGCAAATGTCTTTACTGCACGTTCTGCAGTATCTTTAAAAAATAGTTTAGTAAACATTATCTTTCCTCCATTTTATTTTTTTTATATTGTTCAAATTGATCATGTGCGTAATGATTACCGCCCAACGCTTCATATTCATCAAATATCCCACCTACAACTTGTAACCCATAATCATGATTGATTGCTTGAAGTAGTTCGATACGTTTAATATGCATTTGAATATCTTTAAGTTGACACTGCTGCCGCTTCGTGAATCTACGATAGAGCCAACTTAACATTAATGACACAATAACCAATGCTGACCAGTTTTCTAAGACATCCATGAATAATATCCAAGCATGTCTAAACATTTCTTCCAATTTTTTATTTTCTCCTTTTTTTTATTTAGTTTTTCTTAGTGGTATTGTCATGTTAAAACTAAATCTATGGTTACTTGCAAGAGAGTTAGTTTTCGGTGATAGATACAATTGTACTTGGCCATTGCTTAGAATACCCCCTGAGTAAGTTGTACCTCCCCCCTGGAAGTTACTCCACATAAAACCTTCATTATGGGTGATATGAGCAGTAATTTCCGCTGGCAATGTTAAGAAGGTGTAGTAGCTTTCACCAGTAACCGTTGAATTTGGTCTAGCACCTTGAACCGTAATGAAAATCCAACCATTTTTGATACAATATTCAGCTTGATTAGCTGTGAATCCCTTATCCATGGTTAATGGTAAGAATCCATCAGTATCTCCTGCCGTAAGCTCTTTAATATCATCTGTAGTCGCAACCCTCTTCCATGGAAGATTAAATCCTAACGTTGTATTTCCAATACGATAATACATTGATCGTGTCACATAATCATAAAGTGTTTGGAAAATTCCGTTTGAACCTATCATTGTTCTAACAGATAAACGAAAAGCCCCAGTTACACCTTCTGGTGCTCCAACAACTATAGTTGGTGTTTTCTTTGAAAATTCTCCTTCTGATTTATATTCATCAAGATTTGCACCATCTGGGATATTTTTTTGAACAATAACACCATTTATAGTATCAATCTGATTTTGTAGATTTGCTGCTTGATTATCATCCAATTGATTTTTTAAATTCTGAAACCATGATTTAAAATCTGAATCAGCCTGCTCAAATATGCTTGTATACTGATCTACAATTCCATCCACATTGATGTTGTCAAATGGAGTAGACCAACCACAAACAGTTGAATCACTACGCATATCTGTAATATCCGCATCGGTAATTTGTGTTGCATTCATCTTCACAGATATGGTTGCAAGTTGAAGTTCAAACAAGATATCATTGCGAACAACCGTTGTGTCACTTGGTTTATAGTAAAGATATGTATCTCGAGCATTCTTATCCATACGTAAAACAACTGAATCTGTACGATTTTGCACTGATGAAGCAACATTAACTTGAATTGCAATATTTTCATCGTTTAAGTACGAGCCTCCTCCAATAACAGCAGAACCTCCCCCAACTTGAATATTCATACCGTTCTGTGCAGATCGAACACGCAATCCTTCTTTAAACGACATTACAACGCCTGTTTTAAGAAATGCTGCAAAAAATCTCATGAAATCTTCTGCATCATAAAGTCGGTCTCCGTTGACGTCATTCCACGGAAAACTATATTGTGTCATTTGTTTAATCTCCTTCTTATAATATCAAAGACAGTTGGGCTTTCTTTATCCCACAATGGAGACATATGATGCCCTGTCTCGTCCCATGTTTCGTCAATTCCCGCCAAGACAGATGTTTTTGTTACGTTGAAAAGTTTACTTGTAAAGCGCACACGATCACCCAATTGATAATCTTTGCCATATACAAATAGCTCCGTTTCTAAATCTATGTCGCCATTTAATGTCAAAACAGCTTCTTGTTCTGCCAGCTTAGAAATGCCTCGACTTGTTAATGCTGCTTTATACTGAGCATCTGTTAAAGTAATATCTTTACCATTACCGTCTTGTGTTTGCTTTTGGATATCTCTTGCATCAACATAAATTTCTTCTCGTTCTAAACCTGAAAGAGTATCATTCAATTTAACATTGATACGTGCTGTTCCTTCTCCTTCACCAAACACCCAAGCCATTGTGGCTTCATCAAAATTTGAGGACTCATAACTTTCTGAAAGTAAATTGTCAAATTCAACATTAAATTCAACAATGTCCGATAAATCACGACCCTTTACAATCTCCAGCTTATTGTGAGGTGTTTGTAAGTTTGTAGCTACTTCTTTAATACCAATATCATAAGTAGAGCAAAGATTATCCACTTCATCAGATACAACTCCATAAGAGTTTTGATAGTCAACATTTGTTGTTGAAAGTGCAGCTGGTGCTGCAATTGAAAGATATTGTATTTTGCGATTTGCTTGGCTTGGATTAACTACTTCATTGTTAAGGTGGTCATAAATAATTTGCTCTGGTTTCTTCGTCTGGTGATATATGCGGTATACAATACGTTTTAAGGCCTTCGCTCTTAAAGACTTCCCAGAAACAACTAAACTCCCTTTTGTGGAATCATCACAAGTTACACGATCAATATAGAAATAAACATTATTAATGTTTAGAATATTGTCTGCAGTATAAAGTGATGTAAGGATATTTCTCTTTTCTATTGATTCCTCATCATTGGAATAAATAACTTTCTGAACATCTTCAAGCAATATTTTTAAAGAAAACTGAGAATATGTATAATATCTCCAGTTCACAGTTAAAGAATCAAAAGTATCTATAATACCTGCGGATTCAAATGTAAATCCGCTTGTTCCTACACGTTTAAATACTTCAATATCCATAATTACACCCCAATTATCAATGGAGTGAAGGAGATAGTTGCAAGAATATTCTCCTCACCTATATCTGCTTGCACTACAAGATTGTTTGCTTCTATATTATCCAATCCAAAGAAAGATGAACCAGCCATACGAGTTCCCATTGCATTTGTTGCTTCTGGATCAGTATCATCTTGATACCAGGTTTTCTTTTTTCCATGAATTGTGGACAAATAAATCACTGTTCCAGCATCAAAAGTTCCTGTCCAACCAAAGAATTCTTGCGTGACTACATTGTATATTCGTGGATTAGTGACTTCAGCATTACATTGAATATTTAATTCAAACCCAACAACAAAGTCTCCTTTATTCAAAATTTTTACAATTTGCCCTGGTGAAATTGTTGCAAAAGCAAAATCAGGAGTAATTGATAATGGGAATTTAAGTTTATTATCATTTGTTGAGAGCGGTATTGATTTGTTTCTAACATTTTCATCACGCCACTCTGGATCTAAAGCTCTAAATTGCATGATAGATGATGAAGTTGAAGCACTACTATCTTTGCTACCTTCATATCCTTTTATAGCTTCAGCATCTATGCTGTATAAGTTTTCATCAATTCGAATAAATAAAGTTCCTGCAAGTTCTGGGTTAATAATTGCCATGACTTGATGTTCTTTATCTTTTAATGATTCAAAACTTTCTTCTTTGATTGCAAGACCTACAGACATATCCCGGTAAGCAAGTGAGCTGGAAGTTTTTCTTTGACCACTTTTACCAAATATTTTCTGTGAGCTTATTTCATTTTCGGGCGATCCAAAGCCTTCATAACTTGTCAGATAAAAAGGACCAAAACGGTCCATTTTTATTTCTTGATCTAAAGTATTTTTATAAGATATTTCCACATTCGGAAGTTTGGCCATAATCTTTCCTTTCTAAAAATCATATGCAGCTTGCTGCCATTGTAATTGTTGCTGACGAACAATTTCCCGTTCTGATGGTTTTTCACGAACAACAACAGTCATTGGTGCATGTATTTCAGTTTTGGCTTGTTCTTGCCCTGCTTGATCAATTGGAATACTTCCTACAACTTTCTGTGCTGCTACAATGTTAGCACCACTTCCAACATTGAATGTATCTTGCCAAACATCGTCTTGTAAAAGCCTTGTATCAATACCATCTGTAAATGCTGTTTGTACTTTTTGAGCCATTCCAGAAACATTTTTCTGCACGGCTTTAAAGTGTTCCATCAAGCTATCATTAAATCCACCCATGATAGCCTTACCTGCTGGAATAAGGATTTTTTTGTCATAAGAAATTGGTCCTTTGTTCTTCTTGATCCAGTCCGCAATTCCCCCTACAAAGTTCTTACCTGCTTCCCAAGCACTTTTCAATCCACCAATGAAACCATCGATAACCGCACGACCTGCTCCAATCAAGTCAATATTTCCTAGACTAGAAAATGCATTTCTAATGCCACTAATTATCCCTGATATACCTGATGCTGCTGCTGAAATTGCACCTCGCATTGCGTTAAACGCTCCAGATACAACTGATTTCATAGAGTTACCAGCTCCGCCCAATCCACTAAAGAATGAACGAATACTGTTCACAGTCGAACTGATAGCACCACCGACTGCAGAAACAACAGAGCGCATAGCATTCCATGCATTAGAAATAATATTTTTCAATGCATTTCCTGCAGAACCAAAGCTACTGAACACACTTTTAGCGGTATTAATAACAGAACCTATACTACCAACAACTGTTGAAATTATTGAACGTATGTTGGTCCATGCACTAGTAATTAATGCTTTGAGCGATGTTCCTGCAGCACCTAGATTTGCAAAAAATCCAATAGCCATACCTACCCATTGTGCAACTGTTGAAAGTACTGGTGCAAATTGCTTAAATACATTGACTACTACTTGTATGATTGGAGTTAAAAAACCAACAACAACACGAATCGTATCAAAGGTTGCAGACAGTGCAAGCAATGCTCCTTTAAGTACCCCACCAACAAAAGAACCTAAAACTTGTAGTGCTGGCATAAGAGCACCAGCTAATACAGTTGCAAGCGGTTGGATGGCGTTCCACATCTTGACAAATGAACTAATCAGAGTATCAAGTGCTGGACCAACAATAGCCATTACAGTTGCAAAACCATTTTGAAGTGCTGGCAGAATTGCAGTGATAAGTGATTGGATACCACTAAAATCAAGTTGAGTAAAGGCAGTTCCAATTTTAGATATTATTGGACCTATTGCACCAACAACAGTTGTCAAAAGTGTAGGTATTTGTTGGAATGCTGTTCCTAGGGAACTCATTACAGGAGTTAAGCTTGTAATTATATTACTGAATAACTTCGGAATGGTTGATAATGTACTTGCAAGAACATTTCCAAAGGGAGTTAGACTTGATATAACTCCTTTCATCATTGGACCAATACCAAGCCCTAATTTTTCTGAGAGTGCTTTTCCAGCTGCACTTGCTAAAGTACTCAGCGATCCAGGTAAGGCTTTAAATATATTCCCTACCATAGGGATAAAGTTATCAAACAAGAAAGTTGAGCTTGTTGTAACTAAAGCATTTAATGGGCCTTGTAAATCTCTACCCAGCGACATATTACCCAATACATTGGATAGTGCAGCTTTCATGGAATCAAATGACCCACTAAAAGTAGTTGCTGCTTCTTTTGCAGTTGTTCCTGTGATATCCATCTCAGTTTGGATAGCATGGATAGCTTCTGTAATGTCTGCAAAGTTTGAAATGTCATACTTTTGTCCAGTGAGCTTTTGCGCATCTGTCAAAAGACGTTGCATTTCTTCTTTTGTACCACCATAGCCCAGCTTCAAGTTATCAAGCATTGTATAGTTCTGTTTTGCAAAACCTTGATAGGCATTTTGGATATCTCCAATATTTGTACCCATCTTATTTGCGTTATCAGACATATCTACAATAGCTTGATTAGATAAATCAGCTGCTTTTTTAGTATCGCCATTCAATGATTTAATCATTGATGCTGAGAAACCTGTTACAGTTTCCATATAAGCATTTGCAGATAAACCTGCAGTTTTATAACCATCTGCAGCGTATTTTTTTACCTTATCCGCATTTTCTTTGAACAGCGTTTCAACACCACCGAGTGATTGTTGAAGATCAGCACCTTCAGACAATGAAGATGAAATTAATTTACCAAGTGCTACCCCTGTTGCAACAACACCTGCTATAGCTGCTACTTTTAATGCTGTACCAATTTTTAAACCTGCACTTCTACCCGCTGAATCAGCTTCTGGATCAAGTTGCTTCGAGATTGAACCAGATATACCTCGTGCAGATGGCATAATTTGTACAAAAGCTTGACCTAATTCTGTAGCCACTAGTTTTTACCTCCATTTCTAAAGAGTTGCTGACGATATTTTTCAAATTCCTCGCCAGAATTAAATTGAATTTTTCTTTTTGGTTTTTCTACTGGTTTATTAAGGATATCTACAATCATTTTTGGTTTATTTTTACCTTTTTGGCCATCCTTAGTCTTGAACCATAAAGAAATGTTCAATTTGTCTTGAATTCCTGCTAAAAGCATTGTTTCAAGTGGAACAGACTGATTAAACATCTTCATTTTGATTCTTGAGTTTTCTCTTAAACCTATAGAAAAAACAGCTATCTGTTGAGGTGATAGCTGTCTGTAATCGTAAATATGATAAGTTTCTGCAAGGTCACAAATTAGTGATTCCTCATCAAACTTTATCATTCTGGCGAGGAGGATTAGTTTTTTACTTTTTTATTTGAAAAAATTTCAAATACTGTTTCAGTGATTTTATCTGCTGGTACAAATCCTTCTTCGTCTCGTAAATAATTCTTTAAATTTTTTGCCTGTCGTTCTCCCAGCAATAAATTAAGAAGCTTACCCATTAATGCTGGATTTTCATCAACCTCATTAGCCATTTCAAGCAACTCAAAATTATTTAATCGGTTATCTGAGATTTCATAACGGAATCCTAATTTAGTAGTACCTTTTAACATTATTCTCCTCCTCCGGGGTTTGTAGCTGCATTTGGATCAATAGTGTAATCGTAATGTGTATTTCCTGTTGTATCAGGTAGCGCTGATAATGTTAGTTCAAAGCCGACTGCATCAGAATCAGTATAAGAAATGTCTCCAAGTTCTGAGACTTTACCATAAGGGATAACAATTCGTTTGAAAACTCCATCACGTAAAGTCATATCAATAACAACTGGATGTTCCAGCAACTCTTTTGAGTTTGCCTTCACTGTAATTCCTGTTTCTAGCGTTCCAGTTACATTATCATCACCATACACTTCTTTAAGGACATTAATATTTAATGCTTCAATCAATGTATAGCTAAATGTATCTTCTTTTTCGGTTTGCACTGTAGCAACAGTATCACCACCCCAAGCTTTGATACTATCAGATGATGGTGAATTTGAGTTTGTCAGTCCATCTTCTGAAACATATCCCAATGGTTTAAATGCTGCATCAAGAGCTGTTTTTGCATCGGTTGGTAATGTTGTGCCCTTAGGTGCTGAATAGATAGCACCATCAATTTTGGGCTTTGCAGTAGTTACATTTTCTACTTGTGCCATATTTCCTCCTAGTAATGATTAATATCAAAAACCGCTTGATAGCGGTATTCTTTTGTTTCTGTATCTGTGAAATTATAGTCACTATTTAGTGAGACACCGCTTATTTCATCAAGAATAACAAGCTGTTCTACAATTTCTTTTAGCTCTTCATTAAGTTTTGCGGCTTCATACATCGATGGTGCATAGCTTTGAAAAGCAAATGTTGATGCTGAAAGATAATTGAACTTACTACTTCCTGTTTTTTCAAACAGTACATAGCTATCTGGCATATCTTCCACCTTCTCCAAAAAAGACGATACAGTGAGATGTTCGTCAAGATATTTTTTTATAATAATCTCAATCATCTAACGTACCGCCTTTAAAATTGTATTGTTCTTTTTGTTGTCACGTTTTGCTTCATAAGTTTCCGCAAATACCATTGCATTTGCACGATTTTTACCTACATGAATATCTTGACCATATCCCGGCCCACAACGTTGTCTCACTGCTGAAGCCTTTGCTTCAAGGACTGCTTGCATTTCTGGAGATTTCATCAAGCTAGATACTCCACTATAATTAAGCTTAAAACCTTTTTTAGCCATAATATTCCACCGTCACTTTCTTATTCCATTGTAGTGGGATAAGTTCTTCAATACCTTCAAGCGGTTCCCCAAAAGTACGCCAAGTTTTTCCAAAAAACTGAACTTCTTTATTGGTCCAGTTATGAGAATCTCCTTTTGGAATTGCAAGAGTGTAGACTGCTTTTTTACCTGTCAGAGTTAATTGATTAACAATATCATCTGATGATGTCGGTGCAATCAACACATTTTCAATTTCAATTGGTTGGTCCTTATAAATTGGGGTCCCAAAAGGGTCTTTACCTGCTTCCACTTTATCAATAAGTGTTACAGTTACTCCTTTAAGATGGCCCATAAAAATCAATCACCCCATATCTTTGTTTTTTCAATCCAAGACGACTTAACTCAGAATTTTTGATAAAAAGGCCACCTCCTGGTACAAGATAAGAGCCTGAAAAAGAATAACCCAAAGCACTTTCTGTGGTTTGGGTCATTGGTTCTTGATCAGTCGATGTCATAAGTGTACGTGCAACAATGTCTACAGTGACAGACTTAACAACATTTTTAAAATATGGTGGTTTTTCTTCAATCATTCGATCAAGATTTTTACCAACTTTATCAGCTTCTTCACGTAATGAATCCGATACAATTGAAAGAAGCATTTTTGCACGTTCCACTTCTTCTGACTTTAATTGTCGCCATATTGTGTTAACATCATCAATTGTTGCAAAATCTGCCATAATATCACTTCCCTTGTGCAATCATGAGATCGTATAACACTTGTTTTTTGTCACGTGGGTTGTATTTCACTCCAAAAGCATCTAACTCCTGCATAATTTGCGCTTTTGTAATTTCTTCTGGAACATTGTCTGTAGTTTCTTCTGGTTCTTCAACTACAACTTCTTGTTCAACAGGTTCAGTTTCAACAGGTTTCGTATCTTCTTGTTCTTTTTGAACCTCTTCAACTTCAACTACCTTTTTAGTTTTTTCGACATGAGGTACCCAATCGCCGCCATTAATAATGCATGGCGTGTCAATAACAACTCCTGTTTTTTTGTTTTTATATTGCATCTTATTCACCTCCACCTGCTGCAGGTTTAACTACACGAGCAAAGCTTGCTGCATCCATAATTCCCCAACCAAGGTAAGTTTCTGAACGAAGATAAACTTGGTTATATCCCTTCAAATCTTGACCACTGTTATCTGGATCACCGTATTGAATAACTTCAAGTGGGATTTCTTTTGCATAACCCCATTTAAACATATTGGTAAAGTCGCCTAGAATAGCTAAGTCTGTTCCTCCAACACCTACTGTAGTGTTGATGTCAGCTTGTAAGCCATTGATTGATCCAGGATTTGCACCCCATGCAAGTTCTGGGAACAAGCGAATATTTGTATCTCCACCAGTACGCATTGCAGCTAAAGCAGAAGAAAATGCTGTATCCATTGCAAGACCAGTTACAGTACCTTCTGAACCTTGGATTAAAGCTACACCAGCTTCAATATTTGCATCTGGATTTGCAGCTGTGAAATCAACAGTTTGAGTGACTTTACTGTCAAAGTGGTTATTTCCAATAACTGTTGAAGCTGCTTTTGAACGAGGATTAATACCATGAAATGCCATGATATCAAGACCACGTGCAAGTTTCTTAGCATAACCATCATTAAATTCTTTCAAAATATCAATTTGTTCTTCTTCTGATGCATAAAGAAATTCATCAGAAACACGTGCACCATACTCAACCTTGATTGGTACAATGATATGCGGCTCAAGTGTAACACCACCATGTGATTTTTTACCATTTTCTGCAACGATATCGATATCAGAATCCATTGTAAATGTGAATTCTTTTTGGCCATTGAACGCTACTGGCTCTTGATTCGATAATACTGCAAGGGAACTTTTCCCTTTAACTTTGTTCACAAGGTCTTTTACCAACGTTGGTTCAAATAGACTACCTTTTGATAATACTGCCATAATTTTATTCTCCTTCAGTGTTTAAATTTTGAATTAGTGATTTATAAGCCCCATCTTTTCCTTCACCTAATGGTGGTTCAGATTGTTTTGGTGGAGCGGGAGGTGTGCTAGGTTTAATGAAGCTGCTGAAGCGTTCCGCATCAGCTTTTAGAGTTTCTTCATCATCCCCTGTCAAACGGTCTGCCAAATCCAGCGGCAGTCCAGCTTTTAGAGCAATTGATTGTTTAAGTTGTGCTGTTTTGTAAGTATCAATTTGTTTTTGATAATCAGCTTTTTCTTGTTCCCAATTTTTACTTGATTCACTTGTTTCTTCAATCGTTGTTTTAAAAGCAACGTTCTCAGCTTCAAGTTCCTTGTTACGTGTTTCAAGTTCTGCAATGCGTGCTTCATGCGTTTTATCAGCACGTGATAAACGTTCTTTGATAATTGCATCAAGCTCTTCTTGCGTTTCAATTGTTTTAAATTCTGACATAGTAGAATCCTTTCTCCTGCTTTCCCGGCAGTTCGGTAATTTTTGATACAAAAAATGACTTAAAAAGTCGCTTAGTATCTAATTTGTTGTTTTTTCTTGGCTTTGTTATTGCTACAAGCCCAGTGCGCTAACAAGGCGCTATCCATAAGACAGATATCCATATCATCAAATTGAGATTTATACCCAAATCCGCCACTACTACCAATATTCCGTTTTTCAGAATTGGTAGCTGATGCTGTCAATGATGGTTGATCAGCATGACAAAATGATTTTTGAAATATTCCTTGTTCCCAACGTGAATTTGCATTGATAATTTCTTTTACAGTAGGTAGAATAGGTGCTTTCAGCTTAAAATCTTTCATCTCAGCTGCTAATATTCCTTGACCGCTTTGACCATCAATAACAACTTTTTCAACATTTGCTTTTTTCAAGAAATTTATTATCCATTGATTCCCATTTCTTATAGACTGACAATCGATGGCTTCAATAAAAATTTTTCCTGATAGAGTTTTTACAGCAATGCTCATGGCAACATTTGCACCATCATTGCCATATTTAATCCCTACAAAAAGCTTTCCTTTGAGTACTGGCAATCGGTTTACTTTCAAAGCTTTCCATTCTCTTTCCGAAATAGCTGATTTTTGATTGTATTTTGGCCAATACCCTAAACGCTGCACATTATGATCAAGTTTATCTTCCCCTAATTCAGCTTCTATTTTACGCTCATTAAGGTGATAACCCATTGAGGGGTTAGAATGATACCAAGCTTCAATGTCATGAATATCTTTGATATCTTCAACTGACCACTCAGCCCATCCAGAATATTTAGATTTTCCCGCTAGTGTATTATCCCGGTAATGCGTGAAAACCGTACCACTTGAGACTGGAGTTGGTGGCGTACCACACATGATGGTCATAGGATTTGCACTGTCTGTAACAGTGTATTTCAAAGCAGATTCTTGCTCAGTTGTATATTCCTGAGCTTCATCAATTACTAAGATGTCGAATCCTTCACCAAGTCCACCACTAGATGTCCGTGTCCTAAATTGAATCACACCACCAGATTTAATAAGTTCCAGCCGCTCCTGCCCTTTAGCTTTGATTGACTTGAAATCTTCTCCTTCAACATACCCACTATCTTCAAGATATTTTTTTAATTTCTCATAAGAAGAGTGAGATGTGCTGATTCGGTGTGCCGTATGTAAGATACTTAATCCTTTTTCAAGTGCCCATAATTCAAGCATGTAAACAATTTCTGTTTTACCATTTCGTCGAGGTATGGAATAACCAAACTTTTGATGAGTCCATAGGCCATCTTCATCAACAGCCATAATATCTTTCAAAATATTGTGTTGCCACTCATAACATTTTCGTTTGGTTTTGGTATAAAGTTCAATTGCTTCAAGATACTTTGTTTCTGTATATGGAAGAATTACCGATTGAGTAGGATACTGATTGCCAAATCGTACTTCAGCAGTCATGTTTCTCCTCCTTCAATCAAATGCATGATAACCCTATCGCTGGGATAACTATTTCTTTTTCTTTAAATTTAAAGTCTTACGCTCATTAATCTTTGATAATTTATCAGGATCAATCCAATTTTTGGACCAAACATCCTGGCGCATTCGGTTCATATCTCTTGGATCATACTCGACTGTGCATCGGCATCGTTCATGTCTTTGATATACTTCGCTGGGTACATCTGGATAATTGTATGTTCCAGCTAAATTTCTACACCAATCACAAGCTCTACCTACTAATTTACGTATGATTTTAGGCTTTAAACCTGCTTTTGCTTGGAAATCAATATTTTTCTTAAGAGTATCATCAACAACACTTTGACTAAAAGTCACAATTGGTTCTTGTAAGAGCCAAAGAATCTTTTCAAAATCATCTTCACTGGAGATACGATTAACAATACTATCAATTCTATCTTGATTGAGTTCTGGATATTGAGCTTTTAAACGAAAACCAGCTAAACTATTGAGTTGTGTTTGAATGTCTGCTGTATAACCAGAAATTAAGTCAAAATTCTTTTGCAGTACTGCATTCAACAACCTGTCTGCAATGTTGAAATACATTTTCCCATCAGGTAAAACATTAACAGTGACATGCGTACCTAGTACATCAGATAAAATTTGCCCTATTTCAACACCGAATTCATTGGCTTGTATGTAGGTTGCTTTTTTATCCTTTAAAAGCTTGACTGAGTACTTTAATGTTTGACTATTTGCTGCTCTTTCATCAAAATCACTGTTTATTTTTTCTAAAAGGGAAGGTAAAATATCATCCATTGATTATCCCCCTTTAATACCTGTTAAATCACGTATTGTTTCTTTACTCATAAACTCAGGAATTGCTTGATTAAGTTTAATTGCTCCATCTCCAATCATGCTTAACATACTTGCGTCTGCTTCAAACAACGGTTCCCATTTTGGAATTGTTTTGTTAAATTGATAACGCTGATAAGCAAAATCATCACGCAAACATGCTGCTAAATATGCAACATTTAGGAATCCAGAGCCTAGGCTACGTTGTGCTTTTCTTCCTGCAAGCCGTAAATTTTCATGACTTGCTTTGATTGCTTCAACAGAGGATGGATTATCAGAAACAAAGCCCAAATCATCTAGTGTTAGACCCGTTTCACCAGCAAATCCTGCTGCGGCTGTTCTAAGCTGTTCTGTAAAAGGTGACATACTTGGTGTTGTGAATTGTCCAAGCGATGGTTTGTCGCCATCTTCATCTTTTGTGAATTGCAACATACTAGAAACCGTTGCTTTCCAACTTTCCATCGGTTCAGCATCATCACTTAATCCTGTGACATACTTTTGAGGAAATGAATAAAACTCTGCAGTAACATCCGCACGTTCAAGTGTACGCTTTGCATTACTTTGCCAATACATTCCTGAACGTGTAATACGAGAACGGCCAAACGGTCTAACAGCATCAGGCCTGTGCAATATAGGAACTAAAAGTGGATGCTGCGTAACATTTGGAATAGAAAAGTTAGATCGTTGGTCTTTATAATAATAATCTGTACGATCTGGCAAGAAGTGAGCTTCTAAAACCGCATTTTTGTTTTCATCTCGTTCTAGTACAGCATATCCTTCCGTTAACAAGCCAGTTATTGGATCAATAATCCCTGTTGCATTCGTTGCTTCAATAACTTGCAGCTTAACATCGTCATTCTCCCCTTTTGAAATGTAAACAAAGCTACACGATGCAATGAGTGATGATAAAATTGCACTATCAAAGAACACATCAGGATTATTTTCTGCAAAAATATCATTTACTCCAAAATCATCATTTTCAAATTCACGAAAAACAAGACGATCTGCAAGACTGTCTACACCCTTTGCACACCATCCTAAAATGGCACGATATTGTGCACTGAGTTCTACTGGAATTGTAATTCCTTTTGCTCTATCAACATGCTTCATTGCATACTGTTCATAACGCATGGTTGCTCTTCGTTTTCGTGTTGAAAGCTTATATCTGAGGTATCCAATACCTTTTTCTGTCAATCTTCTCACCTCTTTTCAAATGTCGCATGAGAAAAAATGTACAGTGACGGCGTGAAGTACGAGCCGACCCAGGGGGAGGGTGCTATGCCCCCCTATTTACTTTCTCTTGCGTTTAAAATTATTTTTAATATAGTTATTCATAAATAAATTAAGATACATAAGAAGACCAATCACGGCTCTGTGGCAGGTTGCGGTTACCAAGCACTTTAGGTTCTTCTTGTTTATTCTTGAATAACTTGTCAGACTTCTGACGGTTACAAGTCCAATGAGCGAGCTGTAAGTTCTCAATCGCAGAAGGATGTCCACCTTTATTAATAGGAATGATATGGTCAACAACTGGACTCATTGGATCAGGTGCTTTAAGTCTCTTATCAATCTGCTTACCACAGATACCACAAGTGTTCTGTGTCTTTAATAGAACCTTACGGTTCTTATCAAATGCTACACGATGTGCGCCAGACCTGTCAGCTCTAAGTGCCATGTCCTCTCCTTCAATATCTAAATACAAAAAGCCGATAGCTTTTGCTACCGACTTATTGTTGAACAACATTAGCACTCTTTGTTCACCGTGACTAATATTATTTGTGTTCTGCTCAGTTGTTCATAATACTATTATCTCATTAAAAACATAGGTTGTTGTGTCATCTTTGTGTCGCTATTGTGTCACGTTTTTAGACTTTGAAACCCGACCAACGAATAATAGTTTCTTTTAATTCCTTATAGTTTCGATAGATGGTGCTTCTACTCATATGATACTTCTCTTCTAGCTTCCACTGAGGTAAATCATTACACCATCTTGCCTCACAAATTTGTCTCGCATTATCAAAGTTAGAACAGTTAATCCATGTTTCTATTTGATATTTCTCATGCTTCAAACTTAGTATCAGCTTATCTTCTTCAATCTTTTCTTCAAGTAATACTTTCCTTATCTGTTCTGACTCTCCGTTAAAGGCCGTACGTATTCCCATATTGTCTACTCTTGATTTATAAGTAAGTTGTTCTATCCTTGCTTCAATTCGTTTATCAAGATGTCCCTTAACATAATCTCGAATCAGTTTATCTAATCTGTCTATCTTTGGCATGTACAACTCCTCTCAGTATGGTATAATATAGACAGATAAATCTCATGCCTAAGCCCGTACCCGCGGGCTCTTTTTATTGATTTTCTAATCTTTTCATTCTCAAATAGTTTGAACACTGGGTTTGAGATATGCCAAGAGCGGTACTCATGTCTTTTATTGATTTATATTTAACTCCATTGAATTCAACATTTTGGTTCTTGATTCTTCTAACAGTAAATTTTCCATTTTTATAACCCTCAATTTCTGCTTTTTTCCAAAGTGGAGTGCTTCCTATTTTTAAGGGAGTAATATATTTTTTCAAAAGTTTAGTAACTGCATTTGATGGAAAATTATAACCAAGCATTTCTTTCACTTGTTGATTAGTAATATACTCTATTCCATCAATTTCTATTTTCATTTCACTACCTCTTCCTATTTTAAAACCCAAGAACCCATTTAACTATACTGAATATAATTGCAATGAATAGTACCATAAATCCTGCTACTACGATACCAACCATTGTGTTTTCAATAAACTTATTCATTTTAATACCTCATTTTCTGTTTCATTCAATTCTCTCGCGGTTTTTAAGCCATTGTAAAACTTGATTGTTGCTTCAACCTCATCTACAGTTAATCCTCGAAGTTCAACTACTTGAGTTTTATTGGTAGAAAAAAGAACGCTTTTTTCTTCTGTTTTAAAAAATATTTCCATTTTATTCTCCTTTAACTATGGTAAATATATAATATAATCGGAAGTGGCTTTATAAGCTGTACTCCCTTGTAATCACTGTCTTTATAAGGCTTTTTTTATTTTGGTTAAAACGGGTTTCTTTATTACAATTTTGTAAGAGTTATCTCCTATCTTGGAAAGTATAATAGACTTATAGAAAGTAGGTGAATATGAAAAATACATATAAAACTTTTTGGAAAAAGTATTCCGACTTTAAAGATGAATGTAATATAGGTGATTTTTGGAAAATCATACTTACCCACTTTATCGTCTATACGGCTCTATTTATTACTCTGATAATCGGTGTTGGAATTCGTCATAGTAATGGCACAGGAATGACAGATGATATCCTTGTGATGGGAAGCATATATTTAACAGCTCTATATTTTTTGTTAACCCTCCTACCTACACTTACAATCACAATCAGAAGACTGAATAATGCTGGACTTCATTGGGGAACTCTATTTCTTTTCCTCATACCATATGCAGGCCCATTTATACTTGCTTATTGCCTAACTCTTCCAGACAAAGAAACTCGAATGAGTTATAGCTTTCGATAATTGTTTTATGCGCTAGCCTTCTGGCTAGTTTTTTATTTTACCTCCACAAGCTCCACACCGAGTGCCTTGCCTGCGAGATAGGCTGATAAGATATTGGCACGTTCCGTAGCAACCTCATCATACTCACCATAATTTGTCACCCAAAACCGCAACTCTTCATTAGCAAAACCAAACTCTGTTGTCGAAAATCCAAATCTTAAAACATCATCACCTTGATTAAATTCTTTATCAGCAAGCTCCGCAATCTTCTTCGGTATGCTGAGTTCGGGTTGTTCTTTTAATTCGTCATTATATTTAAACCAAATTCGCTCAGGACTCATGTGTCCTCCTGTAATTTGTATAAATTCAGCATTTGGATGTTCATTTTGAAATAGTTCCATTTGTTCTTCGTAGTCACTATCACTGACATAAAAGTCTTTAAATTTAATCATTCTTCACTCCACCAATTCTTCTACCAAGCAATTGAGGGCTTCAGCGACATATTTCCAGTTAGGATTTTCTACATTCCTCATGCCGTTTATCTCGCTTTTTTCCAATAATTCCACCGTATTAGCAACCGTACATTCAAAATTCTCCAGTGAGTTGTAATAGCTATTAAGTTCCACAATTTGAATCATTAAAGCATTCATCGCTAACTGTTCAATAGTCATATCTGCTTTCTCACGCATGATTTGCAGCTTTGTTTTTGTCATTTCAATCCAATCTAACCGCAGTCTTGCGATTTCCTTTATCTCGCTTATGGCTAGTCGGTGTAGCCCACCATTTAATAGTTTTGGGAGTTACACCAAAGCGTTCTGCAAGTTCTTCAGCTGTACCTTCATCAAGGAATTCTTCCCCTTTATAAACTGCAAATGTCATTCTTCCACCTCAATTTTTTCATAGCACCTCCTACAAAGTAATTCATGATCCACTGTTGCCATTGCTGTATTTTCATGGCAAATTTCGCATTTAGTCAACTTTTTATGAGTTGTTGCTGATGATCCCCAAAGCTTGGTGAGTTGTTCTAATACTTCTGTAGCTTTATCCCCTTGTTTTTCATAATATCGACGTGCTTTGTCTGCTCGAATTGCACACCATGTGTAAGACACAATTGATACAGTTAGAATTAAAAATAATGTTACTATTTCTTTTATCATTTCTCCCCTTCCTTATACGCTTGTATTTCGCTCTCTCGTACGTTTTGAATGTACAAGGCACAATCTATCCAAAACATATTTAAGTAGCGAAATTAGCATGATTTTTTAGCTTCCTGAGTTATCTAACTCAGTTATTTCTATTTCAATTTTGTTTTTGTTTCCATAAAATTTTCTTGCACAGAGAACTACTATTTGGCTGTCGTCGGCGTAGTATCCAAATTTAGTCATATAATCTTGCAGATTCTTCATGAGATTATCTAAATCGGGTCTCGTTTGTTTATACTCGCCCCACAGCTTCTTCTGTTTGATTGCATATGTGAAAACAACATCTAGAATAAGCGGTGTACCCTTTGGAAAAGGCTGTTTGGGTGCTGCTTTTTTTAATGCACCTTGTAACTCATAGTTTTGAGTCCCTTTTCGGTTATAAAATACAGGATCACCGTTTTTATAAGAAACACCTTTCTGCTGTGCCGTTGTTGGCATCTTATGCAGCTCGAAAGAAAATTTCATTTTCCAAGTCTCGCAATCTGCTTATGAAAATCTTTGTGAAAATACTTAGTTTCTTTGTTATTTTCTCTAGCTCTTTTCATGGCGGCTATCTCTTCCTTAGAAACTCTGTCCTGTACTAATTTTTCTGCTTTTGTTGGTCTCGACATTTTTATCGCTCCTTTCCAATACTAGACATTTGCATTATTTGAGCGTTATCAAATCTGAATTTAAGACGTCTCGGAAGTTGTTCTAAACGATTATCACTTTCAGGGATCGTCAAAATCATAATTGAGCAGCCATCTTTTACGCTAAATAATACATTTAGTGCTTTTTCAGCATCTTTGTTTACAAAATCAGCTAAAGAGTCAAATATTAATAAATCAGCTTGCTCAATTTCATGAACTTGTTTCATGTATTTATCACGTGCCTCATCTCCAGAAGCTCGGTTTTTAGCTAGTTCAACATGCTTTCTCACATTAAGATGTTTAACTTTTTTCTGAGTGCCAACTTTTTTCACGATCCACTCGACCATTTTGTCTGTGTTCACTACACTCAATTCATCCGAAAAGTCATATTTAACAATGATGTCTTTATTTAAATCGATATGTTTTTTCGCTTTAAATTCAGATATATAATCTTTTACTGACTTAACCGTTTTATTATGGATACCTTCAGCATTACACATTGGGCAAACTCTTACTAAATAAGGATAAGGCTCACCAATTACTTTCCCATTACTATCTTTTGGATAAGACATAACAGGACGCTTTGAACCAATAATGTCACAACCGTGAGTCTCACAGACCCCTAGTTCCCCGCCTTCTATAAAGTTTCTTGACATTTCTTTATGAGTAACTGCCCATTTTTCATTATCATCGTAAAATTGTTCTGTCAAATCATTCCTCCCAATGTTCCCTGAACAGTTTTAGGAGCTTCTTGATAATCCATAAACATCATATTTGATAAAAAATTTGCAGAATTCACACTGTATTGACCTTTTGTATCTTCTGGTTTTTCATTCTTGTACCACTCAATGTAGTTTTTAGCTCCAATAACTGCTTGTTCTTGCTGGAATGACGGTAGTTTCAAAAATTCAACTTGTGTTATTGCTTTTTTAGATAGATTTTTACTTGAGAAATTGATAAATAAATTAAGAAACTCTGCAAGAAGAGAACTTGGTTCTTTTTCTCTGTTCTCTATATCTATATCTATATCTATCTTTAACTCTTTCTCTAACTCTATCTCTGTCTCTGGTGTAATTTTCTCGGAGATTTCTCCAAGATTTCCTGTTAGATTTCTAACAGCTTTTTTCTCTTTCGCAATTCTAGCTTGATATTCTCGCTGTCTATCTGCTTCAGTTGTAGTTTTTCCTATAAAGTTTTGAATATCAAGCATATAAATTGCTCCATTATCCATGATCTCAACAAGCCCTAGATCTATGAAAGCTTTAAGAGCCTTTTCCACTACTCCTACTGGATGTCTAACAATAGTTGATAGCATTTGCGGGTTAAACGGGATGCGGTCATTAAACATCAAGCGTCCCTCATACTTCAAACTACGAAGATACAATTTCAGCAGTATATTGCTATAAATTATTCCATCTCCATTGTCCATATTTTCTAAAATAATCATCTCATCAGAATCAAAGAAATTTTCCTTTAGTCTCATGTAATAATATTTTTTATTATCAGCCATTACTCAGCCTCTATTTCTAATGAATAACGTTTGTAAGTAGTGGAATCCCCATATCTATTTTTCTTCGTGATAGGTTCTTTTTTGAAAACATAACCTTCATCTTGCAACAGACAAATTTTCTTTGGCGAATCAAGAATTCCAAGCTCTGTAAAACATTCTGCACTTGTAATTGATCCAAATTCCTTTATATAATTTAATACCCTGTCTTGGTGTCTTAATTTTTTATTCATATTAATTCTCCATAAACAATAGGTTAGCGCTGGGTCTCCCTGAGTACATAGCGCCCGACTTACATGTCCTTCCCGCACAAAGCCTATTGTGTGATGCTGATCCATTTGATATTCAGATAAAACTATGACTTTCTAACGTGTTTCAATGACAAAATACGATTTTCTATTATTTCCATCTTATTGCTGAACAAATGAATCCACGCTGCTTTTAACGTGATTCCGAGCACGTATTTTTATTTAATTTCCTTGAAATCAATAGCTTTAAATTCTCCAAAACCATTTGCCACCATACATCGTTTCCATCGTTCTTTATCTTCTAGGCTTTCAAACTCTATTTCAATTGTGACTCGATAGCGTTTTTTTGGTTCTTCAGATTTACTTGGTGTTTCAACTTCTTTAGGTATAACTTGTTCTGATGGAGCTTCTTCTTGTACCTGTTTCTGTTCATCTTGTCCATTGAAATCTTTCTCAAGTTGCTGATTGACCAACTCTTGCCGTTTTTGTTCCTCGACTTTGTGTTGAGCTTCTTCGGCTTCTTTACGAGACTTATCTTTTGCAATATCTTCATTCATTATTTCGAGGATTTCAGATACTTCTTTTCCATCGTCATACATTCGAATATAAGGAGTGTCACTGATTCCGCTCATGAATGCAAAGTTTGAAATGTTTTTCTTGTTCTTTTTAATTTCCTCTTGCTTAAGTCGTTCTTGTTCAACAGCATAGCTCATGCTATCTTGTAAAGTTTTCTTTGGTTTGTAATCATTGAAATTCGATGTTTTTGCCCAATCTTCAACCATCACTTCAAAAATTCTTGAATCAAGTTCTAAATTTTTTGTTAATTCAAGTAACTCGACACGTACTATCTCCTTACGTTCCTCTTTCTGTTTGAATTCAACTTCCTTTACACCATCATCAATTTGGCTAATAGCTTTATCAAGAACTGCAACAGCTTTTTTAAACCATGTTTCAAACTCAGTTAGTGGTTTGTTATATTCCTTTTTGATTCGGATTTTTTCATCATTTAATGATTTATAAAGTTTACGTAATTCCGCTCTCGTTCCCTTATCGTCTTTGAGAGTTTCTGCAGTAACTACACGATTTGAATTTGCTTCAGCAATACTATTAATCTGTTTTTCAAATTTTTCACGATCAAGAACTTCAATTTTTGCAGGTTCAAATGCTACACTAATTTCACTCATTTAAAAATCCTCCGCAGTCACTTCTTTATCTATCACTTCGCCTTCTAGGACTTCTTGTGCTTCATTCTGAGCATCTTTTTCTATTTCTTTAGCAGCCATCTCTGCTTTCTTTTGCTCTAAATATTTCTCTTTATCAAAAGATTGCATTTCTTCCTCAGTTGGTTCATGTACACCATTTACTTCACGAGGTTGTTTTTGTTCGAAAACTTTCCCGCCATCTTCTTCCGTATACATTCCGTTCAGATTCTCTGGAAAAGCCTCACGTAATGCATTAACTATCGCTGTTTTTCGAATCATGTTGTTAGGCATTGATTTCCATGTGCTTTGTGATTTCCCAAATTCATCTAACGATATAAACACTTCTGTGGGAATATCCCTGTCCCTGCGATACACTCTGGCCCAACCACCAACCAACTTGTCACTTGATAGCTTAATTGCACCTTTTAATTCATGTAGCTGTCCCTCACGTTCAACAACAATTCCAGCTTCAAAACCTGCATAAGCTGGATGCGATTCAGCTCGTTTCATGAAGGCTTCTTTTGATGTAATAATCTGAGCTGGACTAGTTCCATATTTGACTAAATAAACATCTTTTGTCCAAGGGTTTAATTTTTGTGCTCGTGCCAAACTCATGAAAAACATGATTTCTTGGCTAGTTACTTTTGGATTATCAGTCAGATAAGCACGGACAATTTCTGGGCTGAGTTTTATCTTTTCTCCAGAAACTTCAAATTCAATTGTGCTCGTACTTTTCTTCTCTGCTACTTCATTTTCCATTTTTTATTTTCTCCTCTTGTGTTATACTAAGAGTAGAAACTTCTCAAAAATTTCTACTCAGCTCACTCTGCAAAGTGAGCTTTTTTTATTTTTCTCTGACTCATTAATATCAACTTCCAGAGCATCTGCTATTTTGCATACCGTTTCAAATGAAGGATTATCTGTCTGTTTCAACTTCATTTGTGAAAAATACTGTTTTGATATTCCTGTCATTTTTGACAATCGATAAGTAGATATATTTTTCTCTTGCATTATTTTTTCTATTTTCTTCCACATACTATATGTTGTATTGACCTTTCTAGTCTTTTCTTTTTTGACACTATATATTGTGATAATCACTTGACCAAATATAGTGATTTTTGTTACAATATACTTATGAATGACAAGCCGTGGTTGGTAAGTTTATTCATAAATTCAAACAGAAAGCTGGTACCTAATGATGGGCCAATACCAAATTACACATGTCCGGGTTTCGGACGATAATGCAACTTCTGTAGAGAAGATTACTCACGTTCAACTTAACGATGGAACTCCGTTCACAGTTTCTCAAATCGTTAATTTTATTGATAAAGGTCATGATTTTTTCTACACTCATGGTTACTTTCTTAGTAAGGCTCTTGTTGAAGCTGTTCACCCAACTAATCGTGATCCGTATATCCGTACTAAGGCAAATTCAACAACTAATGATAATTTACTTAATCTACCAAGGTTCTAAGAGCACACCCATTACTTTTGTGATGGGTTTTTATTTTTCGATCTTAGAACGGTTTTCAGATATTGGTTCATCAACTTCATACATAAAAGTAACCAATTGATTAACTTTTCCTTTAGTTTTACTTGATTCATTGCTCAGTGCGTATTCACCTGGAGTAACTTCCCCACTCAATGTACGTGCTAAAATTTCTACAAGTTTTTCTTCAAATGTTTTTGATTTCATATTTTTCTCCTCTCCTCCTAGTTGCTGCTAGGGGCTTTTTATTTTGTCATGTAGCGAAGATAATCGCTTAATGTGTAGAATATACGAGGAAATCGAACTCCCCATATTTCCCATTTAATTTCTTTACCTTGATCGTCTAAAATAGCTGTGACTATGCTGTCATTACTAGCTACAAACTGTGTGGCAATTAGCATTTTTTTCTCCTGTAGTATGTTTTTATTGTTCTCCCTTGGTATAATGACAGTGAGCTGATGTTTACGGTATCAGCTTAATATTATAGAAAGGAGAATTATATTTTGAAAAAATATTTAGTATCATTTGAACATAGTAATGAAACTAATAATCAGTTACATGTTCAATTACGATCTAAACTCGAAAATTTATCGCATAACTCTTGGATTCAATTGTTTCCTAATTCAGTTGTTATCAAAACCAATGTAAAATCTATAGATGACTTATATTCTGAGCTTTTACCAGAGGCTGAACAATTGCGACTATTTATTGCTGAATTTGTTGATATAAAAACAAATGAACCAAGAGCACATTTGATGCTTGACAAGTATGATTACTAATCAGAACATCTTTTAGCATAATCTTCATACAAGGCAATGAAGTGTTCTTTAGAAACAGGAGGATATTTGAAGCTCATACCTTCAAATGGGTTATCTGTTTCTTTTTTTATTTGTGTTGCTACCTTAGTTACTTCTTTTTCCATCTTATTTCCTAATTTCTGTTCTTAAGCTGGTTCAAATTCAAAACATATTTGTGAGTTTAACGAACGAATTTCCAATGTTGTGTTGAAGGCTGGTTGCCACATTTCAAGATACTCTAATGCTTCATCATAGCGACTAAGTGGAATATCACTATATTTCACAACATCAAATCGATTATTCAAATCTTTGTAGAACTCACGGAAAACTTTACTACCGATTCTCTTATGTGCATTTGAAGCTTTACCACCTGTAAACATATAAACTTTACTTGCAACTTTCTTCTGCAAAACTTTCGCTTTATTTGAAGGAAGTCCGAAACGATTAGTTAAATCAGCAACTTGGTCTTTAACTTCTACCAGCTCTTCTTTTACACTTCCATAGCCAGTTGCGATAGCTGCAATTTGTTGGTCTAATGTGAGCGGAACTTGTTGTTGCTGTTTGTATTCTTTTTCAACTTGAATAAAGTACTGACGAGCTTCTTTGCCTTTTGCCGTACGCTGGATCATAGAAATTTCTTTTGCCATGTCAAGTTTTAGGGCGTGGTCAGTATATTCGGTTTGATTACCTTGAGCTGTTGCTCTTTTTTGAGCGATAGCTACAAAGTCAATATTTTCAACAAAACCATATTTAAGCATGCGAGGGAACCAATCTTTATAAGCAGTTCCTACTTCTAAAAATTCGTGTAGTTCACGACCGCTTACTACCGATTCGTTGTTTTCGTTTTGTGTGATGTTAATTAATTGATTCATTCTTATGAATTCCTTTCTTTATTTTATTTACCAATATAATTTTTTAAATCATTTTTGATAAATTCTTTAGCTTTATCGGCAATAAACCACCAGTGATTACCTTTACCTAAGCCGTAATAAGCCCAACCGTTATCATTTCTTGATATATCAATAATATTTCTAACTTCTGGCTTTAATAAAATTTTAGTCATTGTGACAGAATTCCATCCTGCATATCTACAAAATTCTTGCATTGAGTTCCAAGTAATCTCTTTTGATTTTTTTAATTCCTGATACTCAACTTTATCTACTAGAATCTTATCTTCGGGAATTATTAATGTCACTTGTGCTGATAACATTTGTTGTTCCATTGACGTAGCCTCTTAAACTTCTAAATCATAAATAAAAACAATATCAGCTAAAATAACCAACGCTGCTTTACCATTCTCCTTACCACTCATAACATTTGACATACGACTAGCAGGAATTTTAGAATCTGCTTTCTCTGAAGCGATACTTGCTAGAAAAGCATTAGTGTATCCTTTCTTCTTTTTCAACTCCTCTACAGCTTTACGATAGCGTTCAAATTTTTCTTGTGTCATAATTCTCCTCCTTTTTCATAAAATAAAGTTTTTATAAAGAAAGTTTATATTATTATCTATTTTTTCTTGACATATTTGTACAAATATCATACAATAAAAGCATAGTTAAAGAGCCTATAAAACACTATATAGAACTTGCTTGGCAGCGTTGTTAATTTAGTATTTATTTAGGGTTTCTTTATTAAAAATATAACTTATCTTTACAAGAACTATTGTATAATATATGTACACACTTGTCAAGTGTTTTGTGTACTTTTTTCATACATTTTTTCTTGTGCTATCTGAAAGGTTGCTACAAGTGGATTTATACGAAAAAATAAAAGAGCTAGCAGCTCAAAAAAACATATCAATTCGACAGCTTGAAGAAAAAACTGGAATTGCAAACGGTACAATTCGCCGATGGAATAAAACTAACCCTTCTACAGCTGCGATCGCTAAGGTTGCAAAATTTTTCAATGTATCGGTTGATTATCTCCTAGGATTGGATGATAATAAAAGTAAAAATGAACCTGTAGACCTTGCTGATTTAGTAGATGAAAGCAAAGTTGATTGGGACGAATGGGTTTCTTTTGACGGGAAACCACTAACTGATGAAGTTAAAACAGCATTAAAACTTATTTTAGGTAAACGTCTTGAAGACTAATCGGGGGCTCTATGAACGAACAGGAACTAATAGAGCGTATAATACTTGAAATAGAAAAATATGGAATTGAAGTTATCGGGGACAGCTCTTTTCCTTTAGACGCTGTAACAAACAATAGAAAAAAGATAACGATATTTAATCCCACTACTGCTAAAGCTTTCAAACTCTGTCATGAATTAATGCATATTAAACATAATGATAGTCATCGCCATGGAGAGTGCGACACCACAAGCTCACAGGAGAAGAGGACAAATAGAGAAGCTATTATCTACTTATGGAGCTTATTTGAGTCTGAGGGAGGGAACTTTAACTACTTCTCTCTATTTATTGATATAACAGGATGTCCATATGACTATACGTATTCACTAGTAAATGCAATTTATAAAAAACAATTCGCTGTTTGAAATTTCTTCAGTGATTATTTGATCGTTTAACTAAATATTTATACACTATAGATAAAATACGTGCGCTAATCACGGAAAAAGGGTAAGGAGAAATTTTATGAATCATAGTACACCTAAGGCAAAAAAACCAATTTACAAACGCATTTGGTTTTGGCTACTTATCGTTATCGTTGTTATTGGAATAAACGGCGCCATGAATGGTAATTCAGATGATAAGAATTCTAGCAGTACTTCTACTTCATCAGAACAAAAAAAATCTGATACACAAACAGAAACTACAAATTCTAGTAGCGAAACCGAACAACCTACTAAAACTTCAACCTCTACTTCAGCTGAAAAAAATACGTTAACTGAAGAGGAGCAAGATCAAAAAATTCTTGATGAATATTCTCAAAAAATAATTGAAGCTACACCTGGTTTAGTAAACGAATATAATACTGAGGCAGCTTCTAATACAGCTGGTCTCGAAGGATTAGCCGAACTCTCAAATAAAAAAGTTGAAAAACTTGCTGAAATATCGAATGATGGTGTAAGCAAAATGGCTGAAGTGATGTTAACAACTGGTAGCGGAACTCAGGATACTTACACTAGTTACGCGAAAAAACTAACTGATGTATATATGGCAGAAGCAAAAAAGATTACAGATGCCTACATGGAATCTGCAAGATAATATTTTAATAAGCATTATTCCTAGCGAATAAAAAAATCCGTCCTAAACTTTGGCGAGTCGCAGGACGGAATGATATAAAAAGTATTAGAAATAACACGAATTTCGTGAAGTTTTCTTGTACTCTATTTTACAGGAAAAAGGAGTAAAAATCAATTATGGCCAGGTACGTTAAACGAGGAAAAGTATGGCAATATGAAATATCATACAAAGATAATTATGGTACATTCAATAAAATAAGGAAATCTGGTTTTAAGACCAAAGGTGAAGCGATAGCCGAAGCTGGAGATATTGAATCGAGATTAAAACAAGGTTTTAAAGTTAACACAAAAAATAAGTCATTAGTAACTGCATTCACTGAATGGATCAAGGTTTTTAAAAAAGGTAAAATACAGGATTCCACATATGGAACTTATTTATCAACTTTAGCATATTTAAACAAATATTTACCAAATGCTACAGTAAAAAACATTGATAGAATTTCATATCAATATGCGATTAACGAAATGGGAAAAGAATTATCAAGCGGAACAATAAAAAACTTTAACCGTCAAATTCGCTCATGCATAAAGTTTCTAGTATCTGAAGGAGTAATTCAATATGATTTCACTCAAGGAGTTGCGATGAAAGGGAGAGGTAAGGATACAGGCAATTGGGTAAAATATTTGGATTTTGATGAATTTGAAAAACTTGTTAGTACTCTCCAAAAAGAAATGAGTCCAATAAATGTATTTTCCATTATGTGTTATATTGGCGCAATGACAGGAATGAGGTACAGCGAAGTAGCTGGCTTGACTTGGGACAATATAGATTTCACCAACAACAAAATAAAAGTAGATAAAGCTTGGAGAAACGATAAAAAAGATTTTGGGCCCACAAAAAATAAAAGTTCTGTTAGAGAAATTACTATAGACGGAACTTTTAAAATGTTATTATATAGATATAAAAATAGACAAAACAAAGTATTTAGTGAACTCGAGGTTACTAATCCACTCAACCTAGTCTGTTGGCATCCCAAAAGAGGAATTATAGAAAATGCCGTCGTTAATAAAGAACTTGCGCAAATTTGTCAAAGGGCTGGGCTAGAAAATAGAATAACAACACACGGATTAAGGCACACACATGCTTCCGTTTTAATTTATAAATCAGTAAATATTATGACTATTTCTAAAAGGCTTGGGCATGCTAATATTTCCATAACACTTGATACATATTCACATATAATCAAGGAACTTGAAAAAGCGGAAGACAAAAAAGTTATTGATATTTTTAGCAAAATAAATAGAAAAAAATAA